CAAGGTGATAATTCTCAACAAGGTGGTAGTTCTCAGTCAGGTGATAGTTCTGACTCACAGGGTGGTGAAGGTTCTCAATCACAAGACAGTCAAGCTGGTAGTGGTAGTAGAGGCGATAAAGCTGAAAAAGGCAATAAACCTAATGATGATTTCAAGAAAGCACATGACACTAAAGGCAATGATTTAGATGATACTGATGGTAAGGGTGTTGTTGATAAGATTGTTAGGGAAGCCGCTAAACGTATGCAAGAGGAGTTAGATAAAGATGAGACATTAGCTAACACTAACCAACAATCTTTAGACAACTATAAAGACTTTGGGGCTGGTACAATGACTACACTATTTAAAGGTAATAGTATGGTTGCTGATTGGAAAGCTAAATTAGAAAAACTTTTCAGAAAAGCATTAGGTCAACGTATTACTATGAATCCTAACATGATTAATAAACGTATCGAAGACGCACCTCCTGGTAGGGAAGATATTGAAACACAGATGGTTAAAGTTGCTGTTTTGATTGACTGCTCAGGTTCTATGGGTAGTGGTGCGTTCAAAAAGGTTATCATGCAAATGGATGCAATGATTAAGGCTGATAAACAGATGAGGAATGTATTATTCTACATCATACCTTTTGAGGCTTGGAGTGCCGCTGAGTGTGTTAAGCGTATGGTTAAGTGTAAAGGTACTAAACTTAAAGCTGAATTAATGAAGTTTAAGGCTGAAGGTGGTACAGACATTGTACCTGGTGTCCATGCAATGATGAAGAAGGTTAAAAACCCAGACTCTATTATTATCTTATCTGACTGTGTTGTTACTGCTAGTAGGACTGTATCAGACCCTACATATCAAAAATGGTTAAAGAAGTATAGAGATAGGATTATTTGGGTATTGACTAGTAAGAGAGATATTTCATATATGAGTGCTATTGACTCTTACGCTAAGAAACAAGATAGGTATGTGGTATTTAAGGGTAATGGTGATTAATTTCACTTAAACATATAAATATTTTTAGTACATATTATATATCAATATGTACAATATGAGGGAATATGCACATTTTGTATATTCCCTTTTCTTTTAATGGTCTATCATGCAGATATTTATGGTAATAATGTTTTCAAGTAATATAAATTGGTGTACATTATAGACCTTAAAAGTAGATTTTGTATTTCAATTTTATACATATTGTTAACTAGTAAGTTGCTAGTTGATAATGTTTTATTGTTACTTTGGGGGTATTAAGGTACAAGCATGAATAATAGTGAAAAGACATACTTATCAGATATTTCTGTATTTGATAGGAGTGTGTATGAGAGTAATGTACCTACGGATTCTACCTCTAATTCTGTTCTAAGGGTAATTAGAGGGCCGCTTGCTGAGTGGGATTCTCTAAATAGGAATGGTAGAAAGTATTCTGAGAAGTTATGGGATAATGTTCTTGCTAGTCCATACGTAACAGAACAGTTAATGTATAATACTCTATATGGTGAGGCTAATCACCCCGCTGATAGGATGGAAGTAGATTTTGAGAGGGTTTCTCACAGGATTGCTAAGATGTGGAAAGTACCACAATCTAATCAAATTTTTGGTGAGATACATATTCTTGATACTCCTTTTGGTAGAATCATTAATACATTATATGAGGCTGGTGGTGTTATCGGCTACTCCTCTAGGGCTGGTGGTGCATTACATCAACGTAAGGATTATATTGAGGTAGATGAAAATCAATATAATTTTATTACTTTTGATGCTGTTCCATTTCCGTCTGTTCAGTCTGCACGTCCTAATGATGTTGTAACTGAGGGTGTAGTTGAAAAACAGGCACTAGAGACAAATGTTCATAACGCTCTTTTTAAAATTATTAAAGAGTGTGATGAAAAGGACTTTAAAAATATTAAGTCCTTTATATATAGCATTGATGGTTATGACTTAACACCTGAGAGGTTATTGCTTGAAAGTGTTGAGGATATAATCGTTGCTAAACGTGATGAAGCTGTTGTAGATGACGGAGACACTATTGAGGTTATTGATGATAGTGAATCACAAATTGATACTTTACAGCGAACACTTCAATCTATTAAGGCTCAAAAACAATCTATTGAAAAAGAGAATGAGGGTTTGAAACAAAGTTTAGACAATGCTCTAAATAAAATTTCAAATGTACTTCAAGACTCTAAGAATAAAGAGGTCGAGATACAATCTGAAGTTGAAAGCCTAAAAGACACTATTGCAAGGAAAGATGCACAGATTATTGAGTTGCAAAATGAGATTGATGAGTTACAGTCTGATTTAAATGAGTTAAATTCTATTGAGGAAGCCTGCAAGGCATTAAAGTATCAAAATACTTCTCTAATTCAAGAGGGTTTGACTACATCTAATAGAGAGTTAGAACGTAAGCTAGATGAGAGTTTAAAAACTAATAAGTCTTTAGGTGAGGATAATAAAAATCTTTCACAAGATAAAGACAAATTAGAAAATGAATTATCTGAAGCTTATGATGAGATTGCATTAGCTGTTACTGATATTAATAAGAAAGATGCATTAATTCAAGCACAGCAAGATACAATCACAGCTTTAAAAACAGATGTACAGTCATTGACTGAAGAGTTAGATGGTGTTGAGGGTGGTTATCAATCTGCTATTGATAGGAGAGATAACCAAATTGAAGAATACGAACAGAAGATTAAAGATTTAGAGGCAAAAATTAGAAAACTTTGTGGTGAGGTTGATTCACTTGATGAATCTTATAATTCCATCAAAGCTGTAAATAAATCAATCAAACATGATTTAATTTCAGTTATTGCTGGTAATTATGGGTTAACAGTAGAATCAGTTCAATCAAAGTTGCCTGTAGGTTTTAATAAATCTGATGTGTATTCTATATGTGAATCTATGAGTAATAACAATAGTATGAATACATTTAAAAATTCTATTGTAGATACTCAAATTGTTAATGAATCTTCCCGTGTTAGAAAAGAGAATATCGTAAATACTAAACCTAGAGTTGGTGAGTTATTCTCTAATCGTAGGGGTTAGTATTCATTATTATATAAGTTAGTATAAATTTTATTTTAAGGGAAAATAATTTAACATATGAAAACAAATATTTACGAACAATATCGTCCATTGTTGGAATCTTGGAGTGCATATACAGATGTAGTTAAAGAACATGTAGAAGGTTACTCCGATGTAGAAGCAACTCAACTTTCTTTGTTGCTTGAAAATACAAAATCTGAGTTGGAAATGACAAAAGGTCGTATGATGAATGGTACTGCTATTCATGAAGGTACTGATATTTCTATGGTTAATACATTTACATCTAATGTATTTGACATTATTACAGCAGTCATGCCTAATTTGATTGCGAATGATATTGTATCAGTTCAACCTCTTGACCGTAGGAATGGTCAAGTATTCTTCTTGAAATTCACTTATGGTAACAACAAAGGTGGCATCAAAGCTGGTACTGATATGATTTCATCTCAACGTGGTTTCACTGGTGGTGATTTCAGTGGTGAACACGTAAGTGGTGAGTCCTTGACTATCACAGGTGGTAATGTAACTCAAAAAGTGTTGCATACTCCTATTAAACCTGGTACATTCCGTTTGACTTCTGAAGATAAAATCGGTTCAGAGTTAATTGATGTTCCTAATGCTGATGGTAAAAAAGGTACTATTACTGATACAGCTAGTACAGGCTTAGGTGCTGGTACTGTTGATTACGTAACAGGTGAAATCACATTGACTGGTGTAACAGTTGCACATTTGGAAGCTGATTTTGATTATGACCAAAATAGCTTTGATGCTCCTGTAGACCAAGTTGATGTACGTGTAGTTTCTGAGCCAGTAGTTGCTCGTCCACGTAAATTAAAATCCGTAAACATATATGCGGCCGCATAGAAGAAATTCTGTGCTGAATAACTCTATTAATTGCTGGGAAGTCTTAAAGGTTTTACGCTTTATACTAATATAGAGAGTTGAAAAACAGAAACAAGGTAAAACATGACCTATGCTGAAATAAAAGATATGGTATAATATAACTTGGTACAGAGTTTGTATCATATTGCTAAGGGTTTGTATAAAAATAGATTATCAGCAGGTGGTAATTATGAGTAAAGTAGAGGGTGTTGATTATGTTGTCTGTCCTGTTTGCGGTAAGCATTATAAAAAGCTAACAGGTGGACATATGATGACACATGGTTTAAATATATCTTCCTTTAGGGAGAAGTTTGGTGATATTCCTACTGAATGTGAAAATCATATAAAATTAAAAAGCGTTAACGAAAAGAAAGTAATGAGTGATGAGTCTTTCAGAAAACGTAGGTCTGAGAATTCTAAGCTACAATGGAAAGATTCAAAAATCAGAGAAAAGAGAGTTAATGCTATTCGTAAGCATCATAGTGATGAGTCCTTTAGGGAAAGATGCAGAGAACATTCAAAGAAGGTTTGGATGGATGATGCTTATAAAAAAGAAAAAGTATCTAGAATGTTAGAGTCAAATAAGAGACCAGATGTTAAAGCTAAGAGGTCTAAAAATATGTTACGTTTGTGGCAAGACCCTGAGTTTGTACGTAAGGCATTTGATAGTCAGTCTAGGTGGGTTGATTACATTGATTGTTATGGTAATACAATAAAGCTAAAGAGTTCATATGAAGTTAGTATCTGTTCATTGCTTAGTGAATTAGGTATTAAGTATGAGTATGAATTTAAAAGGTTTGGTTATTATTTTAATGGGGGTTATCATTCTTATTATCCTGATATATACTTAATAGATTACGATTTATATTTAGAAATTAAGCCTGATAAGTTACAAGATACGGATGTAAATAAGGCTAAGTTTCAGAGTGTAATAGATAGTGGTTGTAATATAGTATATGTTGGTGAAGATTATTTAGATGATAAAGATAAATTACTTGATTTAATTACTACTTCAACGACTATCTGAAAGCAACAAAAGTTGTGAGTAGACGTGAAATTCGTCAATAAGAGTACGGCTCAAACGAGTGGGTGAGAATCCCTTAAATGG